CAGTGGCTCCATAGTCCTTTACGTTAAACACGTCTCCTGCTCTAACCGCAAAAGTTCGTGTAACTGAACTTGTGCCCGTTGGCTTGCTAGTTGCCGCCGATATGTCTCCAAGTGTAAGAGTGATTGCGGGCGTGGTAGTTGGAGTGGCAACGGTGCCCGAAACTCCGTTGGCTGTCACAACGGAAACCGATGTAACTGTTCCACCAGACGAGGGAGAACTATTGGTGACGGTGAAGCTGGGGTAAGTGCCCGAAACGGTGATTCCCGTGCCACCAGACAACGTAACAGTTTGATCTGGTGCGCTGTTTGTAATGTTAAGTGTGCCACTCGATGTGATGGGGCTACCAGAAATTGTTATTCCAGTTCCAGCGGTAGCCGCGACACTTGTAACGGTTCCGGTAAACGCATCGTTAGATGTAATCGTAAAACTTGGATAGGTGCCCGTAACTGTTGTAGTCCCGGCTCCCGTCAAACTAACCACTTGATCTGGGGCGGTGTTATTCACCGTAATGCTTCCGCTGGTGGTAATAGGTCCGCCACTAACGCTAATGTTTGTTCCCGCTGTAAGATTGACGGACGTTACCGTTCCTGTTCCGCCTCCACTGGCCGAAATGGACGGACCATTTGCCGTAGGCGTGATGGTGATGTTCGTTCCAGCCACCAAGTTAATCTTGGCGTCGTCCAACATCTTATTCAGCCGAATGGCTGTTTCCTTGTTGGAAGCCCAATCTGTTGACTTGTCCGTAAACGTGTAGCCTTTGTTAATGTCAGACATTAGGAAGCGGAAGTAGTGGAAGAAAACGCAAGCATACCCGTTATTTTGACAGCGCGAACTTTGGGCCTACCTACGGTTTGAGACACGCTAAGTTGTGCGCCATAGGCTCGTTTATTACCTAAACGACCACGAAAACTCTCATCTTCTCCTGAAGCCAAAAGGCCCAAGTTCCCGTAGGTGGAAGTTCCATCTAGGTTTTCAGTCTCCAATGAAATAGCCAAGTTGGACTCCATTTCCGGCGAGCTTTCTACATGAACCTCGTAAGCATTGAACTTCTTACGGTCCATAGTGCCAAAGGTATATTGGCGGGTTGTAAGCGCGGCCTCTATGCTGTGGGTTGTAGAAGCCCCGCCTACGCTCAATGCAAGCGTATCTAGGGCTGCTGTGCCACTATCAATGATGTGGATGCCGCCAAGTTCTGTAATGGCGTATAGGTTGTTTATCCCACCCGCGCCTGCGCGAACAAAGTCACGAATGTTCCATCCCTGCTGATTGATGGCATCTACACTCTCCCATCCAGCATTCAAGAAGTTGTAAACCATCATCCTATTATTGACGGTTTGACCCTTGGGAGTGTAAGCCAAGTAGTAACGGTTGTTGTGATAGACGCCTACAGCATTTGCAACCAAGTTGGGGTTAATGTCCTCAATGGTGGGATTGATGGCTTCTGACAATGGAACGCTTACGCCACGAAGGTTGTAAAGATCGTCAAACTCAATGCCATAAACCCCGTTGTCCGATAGGAACATAATTTTGTTGCCCACCTGAGCAATGGACTTGCGCGAGCAGCAACCAACTTCCCGTGTAATTTCTCTCACAACAGCATTGCCCAAGTCTGCGCCAATACCGCTAATTAAATGGATGCTATTGCGGTTGAACACAACCAGATTGTCCTCGGCAAAGGGTTGCAGCCCCACCGTGTAATCCGCGCCTCCCGAGGCAATGCGGAACTGATTCTGGATTTGGTCGTAGGTGTTCTGGTCTAGGATGTCTGAGACAATAATTTCATCTGCCACGTTCCTAGCCGTAATGGTCGGACTACCGGAAGAACCTGTGGACAAGAACTTGAAAGGCATGAATAGCCGCCGCTGGTGATAGATGGCATACTCAGGGCAAGGCATGTGGGTAAAACCCAGCCCAATTGACTGTCTCTTGCCTACTGCCACCGTAGCCGGACTAGACGTATTGGGAGCGTCAGCCTTAAACTTAAATGTGTTGGCCGCTACTTCATACACCAAGTATTGCTCCAAGCTGTTAAGCCCCGTGGTTCCTTTGTCGCTAATACGAACGAAGTCCCCCACCTCTACGTTGTGGGCGGTAGCCGTAATGGTGACAACACCAGAAGCAATGACGGCATTGCCGGAAGCCTGAAAGATGGTGGGCTGGGTGTAGTCGCCATTATCAACCAAGGAAAAGGTAGGAGCCGCAAAATTGCCGTTCCATTCCAAGGCTGTAAGACCATCCCTAAAGATGAACAGGTAGTTAAACGCCTGAATCAAATTGACGTTTTCAGATAGGGCTACGGTTGATGGATAGGAGATTTCCGTTACGCTGGCATCGCTTATCTTAATTAGCCGGAGCTTAGTGTTAGTTGCCAGAGCTATATACTCAGCGTTGTTAGAGGCCGGGTCTGAAAACAAGCAGCTACCATAGACATTGTTGATGGTTGTATCGTCCAAAATTGGCGCACCCACCACAGCACTACCCGTATAAGTTTCAGTTCCAGACAAACCGGGAACAACAAAGGTGAAGGTAGTAGCTCCCGTCACCGTAACAATTCTGTTGGAATTTACAGCCAAGGTTCCTCCAAAATCAATTATGCCAACCAATGTTGAGCTAACAAAATTATGCGCCGTAAACGTGGTCACACTAACCAATGTTCCACTACGGGTTGCGGTTAGAACCGACTTGTTGGCATACAACGTAAAGGGGAGGGTTAGAGCCGTAGCACCCACCGTAATAGGGGTTCCAAACACAGAAACACCCTTACGCACCTGCCACGCGCCATCTACATCCATGCGCCCATTTTGACTCACCGCCACTTCCCCAGCTTTAAGCTGATCGGGACGTAAGCGGCTGTTTATCCGCTGGAAAACAGTGTCCCCATCATCTACCTGCTGGTTGTCAAATTGACCGAATGAGCTATATCGTGGCATTGGCTCATTCTACCAGCAAGCTGGTAGTTTTACTAGCAGGACTTACGTTTGCCGTAACCCGCCTTGCCGAAGCCTTTGCCCTCTGGACCGTATTCAGAGTAGCGTTCCTTTTTGCCTTCGCGTTTTTCGTGCTTAAGCATTTGCTTCTTGCTGGAGTATTTTTCGCTTTTGACGCTCATAGGTTTTGGGCCATTCTATCACGGATGTGGAGTTTCTTGGGTTTCTTGGCTTTATGCTTGTAACGCTTGCTCATTGCTTTCCCTCGTTTGGAGAGAACATTCATCATTGACTTGCTGTTTGCCGGTCCAAAACCAGCAATGAAGTCAATCATAATGGTTTTAGTCTTGCGTGTAAGCGGGAGCTTCATGGTTTTCCCGCGCTTCTTGCGCTTAAAACGCTTGGCTGGTCTATCGTTAAAGCGGCAAATTTTGCCCCATTCGCACAACAGAGGCTTACGCTTCTCATGTCCCCGATAGTTACCAATACCACCGGGAGGGGTAGAAGGCGTAGTCGTAGGAAATAGAAACGAAAGCGGACTAAAGCTGTTAATTGAGAACGAACCGGGATTGAACCCGCCCGTGCTCATTAGGGCGTCCCCCGCCACAAATTGGCCTCTGTCCCATTGCCATACACCACAGCGTCGTTAATGCGCTTAGAATTGGCTGCAATAGGGGTTGTAGAAGCCGCCGAAAGGATTGCGGCTGCAATTTGTTCCGCTGTTGCAACAGAGTTGAGCTTTTCACCCATGCTGCCGGGGTCGTCGTTGGCGGAAGCCACAGCAGCCCACACTGCCGTCGCAATCACATTTGCGCCGCTTTCCGTCATATAAACTCTATCGGGGTCCATTTGGATGGAGCCGGAAGTGGCGGCAATAACCGTCGCGCCGTCGCTACGATAGATTCGCCCGCCAATAATTGTAACCGGCGAAGCCGAGGTGTTGTCAATTTTCAGGTTCAGTTTCGCGGCGTCCACTAGGTAATTTACCGCGTCTGTTGGCGTGATGGCGTCGAACCATAGGTCAATCCCTTGCGCACTCGTTTCGGTATAACGCAACCACGCATAGATGCGCTGCACTGTGGTGACGCCATCAGGATCGGAAACATCCATTTCGACATTCGGATAATCCGCAGTGAACTCAGAAACAGTGCTGCCAGTAATACCATTCAACACATAAACCGCGTCGGTCTGTTGGCTTGCTGGGACAGAAAAGCCTGTTGTCGTCGCTACCGCAAGTAAGGTCTGCGGCATATAGCCTAGCCTCGCAACTCGGATGCGAATTTCATCACCCGCCGTAAATTGTGAGCCGTTATAGTAATTTAGCGCCCAAGACGTTGAAGCAACAACTTCATTCGCGGACTCCGCAGACGCAGTGACATTGTATATCTGCACCCTGCTGCCAGCCACTAAGCCAGTTACGGTCGCGATGGCCGAGCTAATGCTGCCGCTGCTATCTACCCGCGTCCCCACAAAATTACCGCCTGCGCCAAGTGTGATCGTGCCTGTGGTGGTCAGCGTGCCGCCGCTCGTGAGAGTGCAGCCGTTAATGACAAGGTTGTAAGCGCCGATGTTAAGCGAAGCCAAGGTGCCGCTGACGTAATCAGGCTCGGCCAAATTCACGGTCAATCCCAAGTCATACTTCAAATAATCGTAAAGCTGCGCCGCCGTGCGATTTTCGGTCAGAGTAATTGTGTCTGTGGTGTGGTTAATCGCAATGCCTGTATAGGCCGCGACAATAGACGCATTGGGCTGCGTAATAACAGGGTCAACCGTTTGAAAAATAGCGTTGTTGTAGAGATAGCCATAGTGCCGTGCTGCCACAACAAAAGGCGGCAAGATCACGCCGTCTAACCAGTAAGCCCCAGTTGTCGCCGCGCTGGTGCCAGTCACCGTAAGCGTCAGATCGCCGGTTGACGATGGCGTAACCGTCAGCGCGAAATCATGCCATGCGTCTGCGGTGGCTGGTGCGGTGAAGGTTGCGGGCGTGCTGCCCTGACCCGACAGCGTGATCGAGGGCGGCGTGGCTGTGCCGTAAGTGGTGTCGAAGCGAAGGCTGCCACGCACCAAATAGGTTTGGCCCGCCGATGCGCCGGGGAGCGAATAGGTGCGGCCATGGGCGCGGCCTGCCGCCTGCGGCTGAAACTTGATTGCCGATGTTCCTCTCAGTGAAACGGCATTATCGCGGCTGATAAATCCCCGCGCCGTTTGGATTTCCTGCGCCGTGACATCGGAGTTTTTGTTGACGAAAGCAAACTCCGCCAACGGATTTGCAGGCGCGGTGACGAACACGGAGGTGGATAGCGCCATGCTGCCCACGGTGCAATTTGTCAGCGTGCAGCGCACCAACGCCAGTCCACCTACGCTGTTCGTAACTGCGCCAACATTGTTCACACCAAGATTCGCGTTATTGACGGTAATGTCGCCGGTGCCCACGAGGGTAAATCGGTTGTAGCGGTCGAAGTCGCCACCGTTGACCACCAGCGCGGTGCCGGGTTGCACTACCACCGGCGTCGTCACGTTGCGGGTAACAAAGTCAGTGAGCACAATTCCCGAGCCACCATCGGAAAAGTTACTCATGTAGGCTATTGGTACGTTCATAACGCAGCACGACCGAAACCCGGCCCCCGCACTGTTTGACGCGCCGCGCAATCCTAATTGACTTCCAAGCCCCACCCCGCGAGTGGCGACCACGCACTCCAAGAACTCAAACTCAACAGAACTGTTTGCAACCCCAATGCCGAGGCCATTGCCACTGATGACGGTTTGCACCACGCCGTCGCGCCGAATGTTGCTTACCGCAATGCGTGAAATAACACCATCGCGAAACACGGCTGTGGAGTTTGCGAAGTAGGGCGCGGTCAATATCGTAAACGCTGACTGGCTACCAAACGTGCCGTCCGTGCCCAAGCCGTGAAAGCTGACGTTTTTGATGTCCACGCTGTTCGCGGGCATCCCCGTGCGGGGCGTGATGGTGAAGCCTGAATAGTTGGTTGCGTTGAAGTGTTCGATATAGACGTTCGACCAGATATTTGCGACGACTGCATCTGCGGCGCGGCTGTTCGTCCACGCCGTCGCTACCGTGACATCGTTGCCGCTGATTGCACTGATTTGACGAGTTTCTACGAGGGTGCTGCTGATACCGTTAGTCTCGGCGCTCAGGATCATCCAATCACCAACCGCCCAGCCGGTCGCGTCGGAAACCGTGAAAGTAGTCGTGCTGCCACCAGTGACGGCGGTAGTAGTCTTGGTGTGACGCCGCTTGTCCACGCCACGCATACCAATCAGGTTCATGCGGGTTGTAGTGCCAAGGCCAACGATGTATTTATTGTTCGCCATCGTCCCCGAGTAATTGACGCGGACGCCTGCCGTCACCGACTCGGGGATTGTATCTCCTTCGATGCCCCAATCCCATTCGCCCGTGGCCGAATTTGCAACCGTGCCTTTGATCGTCAGCAGGCTATTGACTGTGCGGCTTGCCTTTAAGCGGCCATTGAGCGTCAGGCCCGGCGTTGCGTCATTACCGACGATGCGGGTTCCGTCTAGCGTAACAGTGTGTCCTACCGCGATAGTGACAGTATCAAATTCACCGGGAACCACGCTACCAACCCAAGTTGAAGTAGCACTCCAAAGGCCGGTCTGTGCGGAGGTGATTGCGGGCATGGCACTTTAGCTGAGTTAAATAATCGCGGTGTTAGATTGTTAAAATGCTCTTGACGAATATTAGCATCCCCATGCCCTTCGGCTCCAGTAATTAGCCGAGAGCTTGTTAGAGGTGCCTTTAATGCCGCCGGAACGGGCACAATAGGAGGCTTTCCGGCTAGGTTGGCTCTTCTTAATGGACATATTGGCGTCCCCAAAGCGTATCACTTTAGACTCCCCATTAGCACAAGCGCGGACTACGGACTTCTTGCCGCCGCTAATGTCTCGCCTAGGGCTGTTACAGGGTAGCTTACGAGGGTTCATTCTTCTTGTATTCCTTGTGCCATTTCCAGATAAGATAGGCCAATCCCACCAATCCGCCAATGATGCCGATAAGATGGTTAATTTGGCTTAGACCTAATGAGGCTGCTAATGGGGTGGAAGCCACAATGATGTCTTTCTCGTAGGAGTTCATTTTTTACGGGTCATTCTGTCACCAAACCACCAGCCTACACAATTGAAGGCTGCAAATTGCACTTCGTCCACCATGTCTGCTTGTTCAAAATCTGGAACATTGAAGAAGACAATAGTAACTAGGACAAGGAGAAGGAGGGTGATGGCAGGACGAAATAGGGTGAGAACATTCGCCGCCCAAGGTGCGGTGTTTACGGGTGCAATCGCCGCATTTTGGCTGGCTGTAAACGCTTCCCATTGAGCCTTATCAGCCGCAATTTCGGCCATAGCTTTGGCCTTCTCTAGCTCGCGCTTGTGCTCTTGACCGGCTTTGTAGTTGTCAAAGAACCCATTGCCAATGCGAAGGAGAACACCGAGTGCGCCGCCGCCTAGTGCATTTGTGAGAAGGTCTAGCATTGTTAGGCGGCTTTAGGGTTTATTAGGCGACGGAACATGAAGTAGGGCAACCAGACCCACTTTGGAATCTTCGTCACCTTTACGTTAGTGCTTTCAATAAACGGCATCTCTGCATCCCAGAGCTTCACCCTAATAGGCGAGCCGTCCGGCGAGGTGCAGCTAATTATTGACACGTTGCGCGTGGGAGCGCGGCCTTTGGTCCAATAGTTGTCATACTGGCCTAGTTCAATCGTTCCTGAGATAGAGCACCCGTAGAGCGACAGACCGTCAATCGAGCCTTTGGCGGTAATCGACCCCTGAACAATGCAATGTTGGACGACATAATCTTTGCCGCGCACGAAGTCTATCGAGTCCTCTTGCGAGGCTGGAATAATGAGACCTGACACGCAGAGGTTCGACACGTTGGAGCCTTTTACGAGATCGTCGTAATTTTTGGGGTTAAGCGGTGCCTGCCACTCAACTGAGTCCACCGTCAGCCCGTTGTCTTGTGGCCCAACGTAGCTGCGCCAATTAACGTCTGCCGTCCCGCTCATTCGACCTTCGGTTCCTTTGGCTTTAACGCCTCGGCAATCTGTTCCGCGCACTTGCGGATGAGATCGTGGTCGTCGGCCTTTAATGGGGCTTGGCGGGCGGCTGCGTATAGGTTTTGGAGTGCTTGCTCAGTGCTCATGTTAGGAAGCGGCGAGTTCTTGATGCGCGATGGCCGTAACCGCAGCCGAGACTTCGGCGTAGCTGTAAGTCTTGCCGCCGACGGTGACGGTTTTGTCGCTCAGGAGCGGCCAAGCAACCGTTGTCCAAGGCGACACGAACACCTGCCCGTCGATCACGGTTTTCTTCTCGAAAAAAGCAGTGGCGATAGGAGACTCGCCCTGTGGGTCAGTCTGGATGCGTTGTAGCGTGGTGGTGACGATTGGGTCATTCATAATGGGAAAAATTAGTCGTTAGTCGTTTTTGCTGCGAGATAGTAGGTTGTGCCGTTGATTACGATAGTCACGGTGCGGTTGGGCGAGGTCGGGCTGACGGTGTTGACGGTGTTGCCGATGGAAAGTGCTCCCGTGCTCGACAACGCCCCAGTCACGGCGAGGCCGTTGTTTGCGCTCACCAAACCGTCTCCGCGCACCTCAAGATAAGTAGAGCCGCCCGATTGATTGAGCACGCGAAACGCATAGTCGCTGGCATTGGTGCCTGCCGCTACGCGCAACCCAAAGCTGGTGCCCGCGCCGGAAATGCTGCTCGTCAGATTTGCGATGAGCTGGCTGGCTTGGTTTCCGGATGCTTGGAAAGCCGCGACTCCGATTGCTGCGCCTCCGATTACGGTCAGCGAGTGACTTGTGCTCACCAATCCCCCAAAATACGCCGCCCCTGCATTACCAAACCCACCCGCGTTGACCAAAGAGCCGGTCGTGGTGGACGTGCTGGCGGCGTTCGAAGAAATCGAAACGTCCCCACCGCTTGCAATCGTGAGCCGGGTCGAGCCGTTTGTGCGAAGAAGTAATGGCAACGATCCCTGTGTATTGATCGCAAGGTCGGAGGTGTTGGCGTTCAGGTAGCCACGAGGAGACCCGTTGAAATAGACAGCAACTAATCCGCCCGCCGTGCCGTTCACATTAACTGAGCCGCCTGATCCCCACGCGGTCGGCGTGAACGCTGTGCCTACTGCTGCCGTCGTTCCTTGGACCACGAGATCATTCGCAAACGTCGCCGCGCCCGTCGCGCTCAACGTGCCGCCGACATACATCGCCCCCGCATTACCAAACCCGCCTGCGTTGACCAAGCTCCCGGTCGTGGTGGATGTGCTGGCGGTGGTGCCCTCAACCTTAAAGTTGCTGTTGGTCCGCACCGTGCCGCCAGAGGTGCGTAAAAAGAGACTCGTAGCTGGAGTGTAGATAACAGGCTCGTATGCTGTTGACCCAGTGAAGAACGCCCCGGCAACCGAGCTTTCAACGCCAACGTAGATGTTGCCGTTGGTGCTGTTGGCTAACTGTAAGAACCGCTGCGAGGTGCTGGTTGGGGTGTTTATTAGAGCCGCCGCCGAAGTCGTATTGGAAACGAATCCGGCTGAGGTCGTGACGGGGGCCGCAAACGTCGCCGCGCCCGTCGCGCTCGTGAACGTCAACGCGGTGCCGAAACTGCCGGTGCCGAGGGTGAGGTTGGACGCGGCTGGCGAGGTGAGAGACGCCGCGCTCAACGTCGTAAATGCGCCCGTAGATGGGCTAGAAGCCCCAATAGCCGTATTTGTAATGCCAACAGCCGAATAGTCGGTGCTAACCCCAACAACGGCCCCCGTGCGCCCAAACACGCTAGAAACAGCGTCCGTCAAGTCCACCTTTTCCCAAGCCGCACCATTGCTAATAATCCAGTCACCTACGGCAAAGCTAATAGTAAACTGCGTCCCCGCCGCACTCACCACATAGTAGTCACCCTTGGACGTAACCGCAGGAGGAGTAACTAGCGTAGGACTGTTAGTAGAAGCATTCCACGTTCCCTTGTAATTAACCTGACCAGTGGTTAATAGGGGCGGGGAATAGTTTACAACTTGGTCAAAAAGTCCGGCCATAATTAAAGGTGGTTGAGTTCGCTAATCGTGAATTTACCCGACCCGCTAATTGCAATTACCTTGGCTGCTTGCGCCCAACTACGGCTCCAAATGCCGCTATTACCGTCTTTGATGATATGCCCATCTGAAATGGTCGGAGCCACTCCATCAATTGACATACGAACGTCACATCCCTCAAGGGACCAATAGACATGGGTGGCGTCAGCGGTCAAGGCCGCAACAATGAAGTTGGTAGCCGTGCTGTTCACCGTAAGATTGCGATGGAGAGCACCATTGGCGGCAATCACCTGCATGGGGCCGTTTACTACGCGAGAATTAGCCATGTTAGTTGGTAAATTGACTGATGGTTACTTCTGCCGAGGAAGCCCCGTGGCGAATAAGCTTAGCGGAAAGAACGGCATCTTTGCTCCAGAAAGCATACCAATCCTTTGGAAGCACATGACCGTTAGAAGTTGTAGGCGTGCTGCCATCAAACGTAACAACAACCGAGTGACTATGCACCGTTACAAAGAACGCATTGGTCTTGTAGTCAAAATTGGTTGAATCAAATTGAACCGCCGTTGCTCCTACGGTAAGATTTTGGCTAGGAGCCGTGCCATTGGGTTTGGGATAGAGATTTACAACAAAACTATTCATCGGCGGAAGGAGCGGGAATTATGGGTTGAGATACGGTGAGCTATCATACCAGTGGCGCGAGAAACGTCAGTCTTTTGCAACTGATCGTCAAGCAATCCTTTGGCAATGTTTTCTTCTAAAACGGCTTTTTCATTTTGACCATCCTGCCGCAAGAAATCGGCAAAGGTAGCATGAGCAAGGTAGTTGAACCACTCGCCGGGAATGTTGGTGCTGGCGGTGGTGTAGGGAGCGTCAGCTACTTTCTTGTAGGTGACGTAGGTGTTAGTAGATGGGGCGGTGTCGCCCACCAAATTAGCACCCTCAAAGGTGACGTAATACTCTAGCTCTGGGGCTGAATAGAGATAGAACGGCTG